GAATCAAACTGTTCCTGATTGGGAGACACGTTTGCGTATACTAAAAGAATATATAGGAAATAAATATGCTCAATCTATTGATAGGCCCAATAACACAACTAGCGGGGACATGGTTAGATGGAAAAGTTGAGAAGACTAAAGCAGAGACTGGTGCAAAGGTGGCAAAGGCTAAAGCCGAAGCTGTCATTATGGAGAGGAAAGCTACGGGCGAAATTGACTGGGACTTGGAGATGGCTAAAGGTAGTCAGTCTTCGTGGAAAGACGAGTGGCTTACGGTACTTTTTTCCATCCCACTTGTTATGGCGTTTATACCGGGGATGGAAGAAGTAGTTGCAAACGGATTCGCAAGACTTAATGAGATGCCTGAATGGTATCAGTATTCCTTGGGAGTTATCGTTGCCGCTTCTTTTGGAGTACGTTCAGCATCTAAATTCTTTGGAAAGAAATAATACTTCCTATGTGGAATATGTACAACCTAACAACAGAAGAACAAGCAAGGATTAATTATGACAAGCGCAATGGAAAGAATACTAGCTTGGAAGTTACTTCCCCGCTTGATGATGATTATGATGTCAATATCAGCTTGGCGGGTAGTGGAGTGGTTTATGACACTGCCAGACCCAACGACACAACAGTCAGCACTAGTGAGTGTAGTCACTGGGGCCATGACAGGTGCATTTGCGGTATGGCTGAGTAGTGAGAAATGAAACAGGCGGCTACAAAGTTAAACGAAGCAAGTGAAATAACTATACCGCTTCGTAACCTTATTAGTATGATTGCATTCACTGCTGTTAGTGTCTGGGTATATTTTGGTTTGACTGAACGTATTAGCTTCTTAGAACATAACTTAGAACTTACTATGGAAGAAGTTGAAGAGAATGATAATTGGATTGATGAGTTTGAACCACCTAAGTCTGTACAAGATACAGTAGGTAGAGTACACGAACTAGAAATTGAACTAGCTAAGTTAAAGCTATTAATAGAGAATGCTAAATGAAATACACAAAAGATGATTTTATAAAAAAGTTAATACAGCATGAAGGCTTGCGATTAGAAGTATATCAAGATACCTTGGGTATTGACACAATTGGTATCGGAAGAAATCTGGAAGACCGTGGTATAACTGAGCAAGAGTTATCTGACTTAAATATACCAAATATAGAGCATGTGTATGAAAGTGGTATCACAGAAGTTGATGCGGTCTATCTAGCAACGAATGACGTAGAGATTGTCGAGACAGAACTTGTACGGGCGCACCCTTGCGTAGACAAGCTAGACTCTGTGCGTCAGCTTATACTTATGGACATGGCATTTAATATGGGTGTACCAAGACTTTGTAAATTTAAAAATATGTGGGCAGCAATACACGAAGATGATTTTATTACTGCAGCAAAAGAAATGCTTGACAGCAGGTGGGCAAATCAGGTAAAATCACGGGCAACTAAACTTGCTCACGCAATGCACCACGGAGAGATGTAATGCCTAGACAACTAACAGAAAAACAACAGATGCTACTTAATGTCTTATTTGAAGAGGCTGCAGGTGATATTGTACAGGCAAAGAAACTAGCAGGTTATGCTGACAGTTCTAGTACTATGGAAATTGTTAAAGGTATTAAAGAAGAGATACTTGAGGCAACTCAGATGTATATGGCTCGTAACGCTCCGAAGGCTGCGATAGCTATGACACATGCATTATATGACCCAACTGAACTAGGTATCCGTGATAAGATGTCAGCGGCTAAAGAACTGCTTGACCGCACAGGTCTAGTGAAAACTGAGAAGATGCAGGTAGAAGCATCGGGTGGCGTTATGCTTATGCCACCTAAAGCAATCGTAGAGGATGATGACTAATGGCACTAGGTAAAATTAAAGCGGGTATGAAATTAGCAGATGTTATTGCACAGGCTACTGGTAGGCAGCTAAATAGATTAGGTACTAAATTAGGTATGGATAAAGACATACTAGATGGTTTATCAGAAAATAAAATTAAAGGCGCAATATTAGATGAAGCACAACATTATATGCGTAATAAAAAGAAAAATACAAACCGTAGGGTTGGTACTGCCCTTGGTGCTGGTGTTGCTAGTGGTGCTGCCGCCACAACAGTCGCTTATGGTGTTTCTGACTTTGTTCGTGATATGCTTGGTATTAAATCTGCTGGTGACGGAGAACTGTCAGCTTCAGAACGACCAAAACCTAGTGATAAAAAATCTAAGAAGTCATCTGAACCAACTCCAACGTCACGGCCTACCCAAAGACGAAAGAAAGACTCAGAAGAACCAACTCCTACACCTAGACCAAAACCAAAAGCAAAAGAAAGTACTTCTGGTGTAAAGTTTATTGATTTAACTGGGACACCTACTAAAAGAAATAAGGGCGCAACAGATTTCCGCAAAGGTGGTATGGTCCTTTCTACAGTAGACAGACGCAAGAAATAAAGGATGATGACTAATGGCTGGTGAAGTTACAGACCCAAAAGTAAAAACTGTTATAGTTGCTGGGGGAGCAACGGCTGCTGGCGCAACTCTTGCTGCTGGCAAACTTGCAAGTAAAAATAAAAAACTAACAAAAAGACAACCTACAAAAGCACAGACTAGACATGCAGCGCAAGCTAAAAATACTAAAGTTAAAACTGCTCAAATGAAAATAGACCAACTAAAGTCTATTAAACCTAAAGATTTAAATGCTAGAGATGTAAAAGTAAGAAATGCACTCTTACAACAACAAAAGGAAATACTTAAAGGTTTAACAAAAACACCAGCAAAAGAGTTAGCAAAAAAATATGCTTTACGTTCTATACCGTTTGTAGGAACTTTTTTATCTGTTATTACCCCAAAACCAGCAGGGCAAGGTTCTGCTTTAACTGGACCCGGTTCAAAAAGAAAAAATGACTAGAAGCATAGGCAAGTGGAAGCTACCACAGCCAACCGACATTAAAGAAGAAAACGAATGGGTGCAGATACCTCGCATTGCAAGGACTGTTCCTTTTGGTTATAAACACAACGAAGACGACCCCGACATTCTTGACCCTATACCAACAGAGTTAGACCTATTAGAGAAAGCACGTAAATACACAGCGCAGTATAGTTATCGTGAAGTAGCAAACTGGCTTAGTACAAACAGTGGCAGATACATCTCACACGTAGGATTAAGGAAAAGATTAGAGAATGAGCGAAGACGTAAGAACCAAGCTGCAAGCATCCGCAAATGGGCAGAATATGCGGAAAAGGCAATCGCCAAAGCGAAAGTCCTCCAAGAAGAAAGAACAGGCTCAAAAGCCTGAAGTTAGTATTAAGCCTATTGAGTACGAAACACAAAGTATTGAAGAACACCAAAACGTACTCTTTAAACCTAATGCAGGACCGCAGACAGATTTTCTAGCGGCATCGGAAAGAGAAGTTTTATTTGGTGGTAGTGCAGGTGGTGGTAAATCATATGCCATGTTATCTGACCCACTTCGTTATATGGGACATCCAGCCTTTAGTGGTTTGTTGTTACGACATACAACAGAAGAACTAAGGGAACTTGTATTTAAGTCGCAGGAACTGTACCCTAAAATCTGGCCCGGCATTAAGTGGTCAGAGAGAAAGATGCAGGACACTGCACCTGACTTGCCTATCTACATGAGAGCAACAACTAACCCCGGCGGTAGAGGTCATCACTGGGTAAAGAAAATGTTTATTGACCCTTCGCCATATAATAGAGCATACGATGCAACAGACAGTGAAACAGGAGAAGTACTCCGATACCCATCAGGACATAGCAAGGCTGGAAAGTCTTTATTTAAAAGACGATTTATACCAGCGAGACTTTCTGATAACCCATACCTTGCGGAATCAGGTGATTATGAAGCAATGCTCCTCTCAATGCCAGAGCAGCAAAGACGACAACTCCTTGACGGTGATTGGGATATTAAAGAAGGTGCGGCCTTCACTGAGTTTGACCGTAACATTCATGTTGTTGAGCCTTTCGATATACCTAATAATTGGGTTAAGTTTAGGGCTTGCGATTACGGTTACGGTAGTAAGTCTGGCGTTGTTTGGATGGCTGTCGCGCCTAATGAACAACTTATTGTATATAGAGAACTCTACGTTTCTAAAGTTCTTGCCACAGATTTGGCAGATATGATACTAGACTTAGAGGCGGGCGATGGAACTATTAAATATGGTGTACTGGATAGTTCTCTTTGGCATAAGCGTGGTGATACTGGTCCTAGCCTCGCAGAGCAGATGGTAAATAGAGGTTGTCGTTGGCGACCATCAGATAGAAGTAAGGGTAGTCGTGTAGCTGGTAAGAACGAGATACACAGACGTTTGCAAGTTGATGAATTTACAGAGGAACCTAGACTTGTTTTCTTTAGTAATTGCACAAACATGGTCGCACAGCTACCGTCCATTCCGCTTGACAAAAAAAATCCAGAAGATATTGATACGCATAGTGAAGACCACTTGTATGACGCGCTGAGATATGGTATAATGTCAAGACCAAGATTTAGTATTTTTGATTACGACCCAAGAGGTGCGCCTAGTATGGGTATGCGAGTAGCAGACAGCACCTTCGGATATTAAGGAAAAACCTATGAACGATGATGAAATTAACATTGAAGATGATGCCATTGCATTAGAAGACACGGATAATTCTGTTGTTAGTGATGCTGAATTATCTTCCATTATTCCCTTTATTAATGAGAAGTATCAACGCTCAGAAGATTATCGTGAACAGGATGAAGACCGATGGTTACGTTCTTATCGTAACTACCGTGGTCTTTATGGACCAGATGTGCAATTTACTGAAGCAGAAAAATCAAGAGTATTTATTAAAGTAACAAAAACAAAAACTCTTGCTGCATATGGTCAAGTAGTTGATGTTTTATTTGCTAATCAAAAGTTTCCTTTAACGGTAGACCCTACTGAGTTACCTGAAGGGGTAGTAGAATCTGTAAACTTTGACCCACAAGAACCAGAACAAATGCAAGATAACACTGATTTATCTAGCCCTTATGGTTTTGCAGGAGATGGAAATGATTTGTCTCCGGGTGCAACTTATGTATCCTTACAGGATAAACTAGGTTCTTTAACAGATAAGTTAGAGCCTGTTTCAGATAAACTAAAAGAAGGTCCGGGTAAAACGCCAACTGCAATTACATTTAGTCCTGCTATGATTGCAGCTAAAAAGATGCAGAAGAAAATACACGACCAACTAGAAGAGTCTGGCGCAAGTAAGCACATGCGTAATACAACCTTTGAAATGGCTTTGTTTGGCACGGGCGTAATGAAAGGTCCGTTTGCTATTGATAAAGAGTATCCTAATTGGGATGACGAAGGTAATTATGACCCACTCTTTAAAACAGTACCGCAGATACAACACGTATCAGTTTGGAACTTTTACCCAGACCCAGACGCTAGTAACATGGACGATGCTCAGTATGTAATCGAACGACACAAGATGTCGCGTACACAACTGCGTTCTTTAAAGAAGCGTCCATACTTCCGTGGTCAAGTTATTGATGAAGTTATTGCGATTGGTGAAAACTACACTAAGAAGTATTGGGAAGATGACTTGTCTGACTATGCACCCGAAAGTGCTATTGACCGCTTTGAGGTACTAGAGTATTGGGGTACTGTTGATAACACTATGCTGGAAGACCAAGACATTACTATTCCAGACGAACTAAAAGATTTTGATGAACTACAGGCTAATGTTTGGATTTGTAACAACAAACTTATTCGTATGGTTCTTAATCCATTTAAGCCTAGTAAGATACCCTATCACTCTGCTCCATACGAACTAAACCCTTACTCATTCTTTGGTGTAGGTATTGCAGAGAACATGGATGATACACAAACTTTGATGAACGGCTTCATGCGTATGGCTGTTGATAACGCTGTACTGTCTGGCAACTTAATTATGGAACTAGATGAAACTAACCTAGTACCGGGTCAAGACTTATCACTATATCCGGGCAAAGTGTTCCGTAGACAGGGTGGCGCACCGGGTCAGGCTATCTTTGGTACTAAGTTCCCCAATGTGTCTTCTGAGAACATGATGTTGTTTGATAAGGCACGTCAGTTAGCTGATGAGTCCACGGGCTTGCCATCATTCTCTCACGGTCAAACAGGTATATCTGGTGTGGGTAGAACTGCTTCTGGTATCTCTATGCTTATGGGTGCAGCTTCTGGTAGCATTAAGACCGTAGTAAAGAATGTAGATGATTATTTACTGCGTCCTATTGGTGAAGGTTTCTTTCGTTTTAATATGCAGTTTGACTTTGACCCAGAGATTAAAGGTGACTTAGAAGTTAAGGCACGTGGCACAGAAAGTCTTATGGCTAATGAAGTACGTAGCCAACGTCTTATGCAATTCCTTCAAACAGCAAGTAATCCAGCACTAGCACCTTTTGCTAAGTTTCAGTATATCATTCGTGAGATTGCTACATCACTGAGCTTAGACCCTGACAAAGTAACCAACAGTATGGACGAAGCTGCTTTACAAGCAGAAATTATGAAAGGTTTCCAAGCACCACCCGCTGTACCGGGGCAGGAAGGCGCACCAGCGGGTATTAACCCAATGGACCCTACGGGTGCAGGTGGAGGCAACATAGGCACAGGGCAAGCTCCTATGCCGGGAGAACAGGGATTTAGTGCAAATGGACAAGAAACAAATACTCAGCAACCTCAAGCCGCTGGTGGGCAACAACCGCCAATGGGAAGCGTTCAGTAGCTTTCTGGATTTAACCATTGAGCAACACCATAAAGTGCTTGAGCAGTCTGATGATGCAGTATCTATGCACAGACAGCAGGGTGCTATTATGGCACTGCGTAAACTTAAAATGCTACGGGATGAGGTAAATGGCTCTAACTGACGCACAAATGCAAGTGATGAAATAGAGAATATCTTAGGTAGAAAATTCGCAAAGGGTGGTATAGTAATGGACGATTATCTTGTGGGCAAAACAATGGATAAGCCACAAAACTTTGCAGGAGGTGGAGATGTTGTGGCGGAAGACACAGTAACAATTGGTCAAGACTTTACACCTAGTAAAAATATGGCTGAAGCACAGGCTAAACTAGATACAGGTGTAAAAGATTTAAGGGCCGATAGAAAAGTACAGTTTGATAAAATGACTGAACAACTTACTTCTGGTGCTGTTAAGGACATGGAATTAGAAGAACAAGAAAACTTTGTTGCTTTATATAAATTATTAAAACAACATCATAATTTTGCAGAAGGTGGAGCAGTCCCAATGAAAGAACAGATGAGCATGTTTGACGATGGAGGTCTTATGGACGAAGGTGGTTCAGTAGACCCTGTATCAGGCAATGATGTACCGCCCGGCTCTACACAAGAAGAAGTAAGAGACGACATTCCTGCACAGCTAAGTGAAGGAGAGTTTGTATTTCCTGCAGACGTAGTGCGCTTTATTGGTCTAAGTAATCTTATGAGTATGCGCCAAGAAGCTAAGATGGGCCTAAAGCAAATGGAAGCAATGGGTCAGATGGGTAATAGTGATGAAGCTACTATGCCAGATGATTTACCTTTTGACATTAATGACCTTGACGTGGAAGATGATGGCGAGTATAATGATACTCAAGAATTTGCAGTAGGTGGTATGCCTACTTCAGATACTGGTGTTTATTTTAGTCCAGCTACAGGACCAACAACAGGTGTTGCACCTACACCTACACAAGCAGCATCACAACAATTTGTTCAGCCTGTAAGACCTACTCAAGCAAATGTACCTACAACCCCAACTTATACTGCAGCCGAAATACCTAGTTTTGCAAGTTCTGTTGGTCAAAATATTCCCGGTGTAGATTTTGAATATGTAGAATATACTAATGAAGCTGGTAATGTTATTAAATTACGTAAGAGTAAAAGCACAGGACAAATGTTAGACGCTGTTCCAGAAGGTTATACTTTTGTTGACCCTGCTACTACTCCTACCGTTTCACCTACTGCACAGGTTAAACCTGCTGTACCTTATGATGAAGGTCAAGGTTCAAGAGATGCTGCTTCTAATATTGGACCACCTGCAGGTATTACTTCTACTAATGCAAAAGCAGCAGCACTTAAAGCACTTGACCCTAAATTCGGAAATGTAATAAAGGACATTAATGATAAATATAGTAATAAAGTTACTAATATTAACCCTTTATTGCCGGGAGGTTTAATACGCACGGCTATTAACGGCTTTAAAAAAATGAGTGAAACTAAAAAAGCTATCAATGATTATGATTATACCACATTAGGAACACCTACGAACCAACAAATTGCAGATGGTAAAGGTAACTCTTTAACTGCAGATGAAATGAAAAACGTAGTAAATACAATTGGTAGTGAAATATACTCAGGCTATCGTGATAAAGAAGGTAATATAACAGCAGAGTCTATGGCTAAAGGACCAAAATCTACAGATGGTTTAGTACAGCAAATGAAAGATGGCTTTAGTAAAGTAACGGGTATAGGTGGTCAAGTTTATGATGAAGATGACTACGAATCTGGAACTGTTGTATCTGACGTACCTACAGTTAGTCAGCCTAGTCAGCCTAGTTTAGCAGATAGTGGTCTTGATTATAGTGACCCCGTTGCTCAGCCAATAACAGACATTACAAAAACTGCTATTACAGATATAGCTAATAAAAATCAATCAGACATGGATAAAGAAGCTGGCTCACGAGTAACTACAGCGCAAGTTAGAGACGCAGAAACTGGAAAAATTGTTTCAGATGTAACTAATATTGCAGAGATTATTAGTTCTGCTGCAGAACAGGTAGCAGCAAATCGTACTACACAACAAGCTGTAGAAATACTATTAAATAATAGCATAACAACTGATGCAGATGGAGTTAGCAAAACTACACTAAGCCCAGAAGATGCTTTAACTATGGTTAAGCAATTTGGAGCAGATGAACTAATAGAAGATGATAAAGCAGTTAAAGCGGCAGAGCTTGCTAGAAAAGCTAAACAAGAGCAAGACCGTCAAGATGAGAGTGATAGAGCCGTAAAAGCTACTCAGCAAAGATACTTTGAACAACAAGGTGGAGAAGGCAATGTAACTCAACCTACTTTAGCAGATAGTGGTCTTGATTATGGTAATACTCAAGTTGGTCCAACAGGCGGCGGTTCAAGTGATGAAAACCCCGGTGGTGGTAGCCCTTCTGGTGGTAGTACTACAAGTAGCAGTGATGGGTTTGATGATGGTGGAGCTTTTTCTGGTATGGCGCAAGGTGGCCTAGCTTCTAAACCAAAACCTAAGAAAACTAAAAAGATGAAGAAGGGTGGACTAGCTTCTAAAAAATAAGTCCACAATCAGTTGGCTACTCATCCCCCATACCCGACAGTGTGGCTACGGTGGCCCCAACAAGGAGACTACAAATGAACGATACAATTATGGCAGAAGAAATGCAGTCAACACCGAAGACAGCATTTGTAAATAAACCATACACGCAAGAAGAACGAGTAAAGCGTGATGAGGATGAACTAGAAGAATTAATGAAGGCACGTGAAGGCGCTGAAAAAACAGAAGAAGTAGAAGAAGAACCTACTGGTGCAGAAGAAAAAACATTTAAAAAGCGTTACTCTGACTTACGTAGACATCAACAAAAACAAGCTGAAGAGTTTAAAACAGAACTAGCTGCACTAAAGACACAGTTAGAAAGTGCTACTAAAAAAGAAATGAAGTTGCCTAAGTCTGATGAAGACATTGAACAATGGGCATCTGATTATCCTGATGTAGCAGCTATCGTAGAAACAATTGCAATGAAGAAGGCTAAAGAACAGTCTAGTGCAATTGAAGAACGTCTTAAAGCTATTGATGAAATGCATAACTCAGCTACTAAAGAAAAAGCAGAAGCTACTCTAATGCAGATGCATCCAGACTTTGATGAAATTCGTGACAGTGATGATTTCCACGAGTGGGCCGAAGAACAACCTAAGTGGGTACAGGACGCACTGTACGAAAATGATAATGATGCACGTTCCGCAGCAAGAGCAATTGACTTATATAAAGCAGATAGAGGCATCAGCAAAAGTACTAAGGGCAAGAATGATAAAGGTGCAGCGGAAGCTGTTGCTCCGAAAAATAAAAGGAGTAAGCCGCAAAGCGATGAAGCGTCTACTTACCTTAGAGAGTCTCAAATAGAACAGATGTCAGCACAAGAATATGAGAAACATGCTGATGAAATTATGGACGCTATCCGTAGTGGTAAGTTCATTTACGATGTATCTGGTTCCGCTAGATAAAAAAGAGTTGACAACTAGTTATTTATAAGTATAACTATAGTCATGTGTAGTGTAAGTAGGGTAGCTCTCTACTTACCTAACAATCCGCAAACTACAAAAATCTTTAAGATTACCTGATTAACATGGCCTATTGACTACACTGGTTGCAACCTTTGTACGATATACACCCTAAGTTAGACAGCCTCTGCCAAGAATTGTACTGTTTGCATCTGTACAAATCCAAAACATAGGAGATGGATTATGGCTTTTCCAAGAGCGCCGGGTTATAACAACTTGCCGAATGGCAATTTTAGCCCAGTAATTTACTCCAAACAGGTGCAGCTTGCATTCCGCAAGGCCGCTGTTTGTGACGCAATTACGAATAACGACTACTTTGGTGAAATCGCAAACTTTGGTGATTCAGTTAAAATCATTAAGGAACCCGAAATCACTGTTAAGGCATACGAGCGTGGTACTACAATTACACCACAAGACCTTGACGATGAAGACTTCACACTGACCGTTGACAAAGCAAACTACTTTGCATTTAAAGTTGATGACATTGAAGAAGCACATTCGCACGTTAACTTTGAGTCTCTCTCAAGCAACCGTGCGGCATTCCGCCTAGCTGACCAGTTTGACCAAGACGTTCTTGGTTACTTGGCAGGTTTCAAGCAAGCTGCAATTAGTGGTAACGCTAATGTAGTTAATAACATCATTAACGGAACTAAGTCTGTTGCAACAGCAGGTGGGGATGAACTTCTTGCCTCAATGAAACTGACTGCTGCCGACTTTAATGCTGGTAATGCTGCTAACTGTGTGGGCCTAAAGCCACGCGCATCTGAAGCTGTTCCTACTACTGCTGGTGTTGCTAACCCACTGACAGTGATTGCACGTATGGCTCGTCAACTTGACTTGCAAAACGTGGACTCACAAGGTCGTTGGTTGGTAGTTGACCCAGTTTTCGTTGAACTACTAAAAGATGAAGACTCACGTTTGTTTGATTCAGACTTTGGTGGTTCTGGTCTACAAAACGGTTTGATTTTGAATAACCTGCATGGATTTAAAGTTCATGTTTCTAACAACCTGCCTTCTATTGGTACAGGCCCATCTACTACAGGTGGAACTAATGCTAATAACTTTGGCATGATTGTTGCTGGTCATTCTTCAGCGGTTGCTACTGCTGACCAAATCAACAAGACTGAAACATATCGTGACCCTGACAGCTTCGCTGACATTGTTCGTGGTATGCATCTGTATGGTCGCAAGATTCTTCGTCCTGAAGCTCTTGTTAACGCCAAATACTGCTTGCTGTAGAGCC